TAATGCAACATCAGAACCTCTGGTGCAAATGGAATTGATGAAAAAACTTACAGGACAGCATTCTCCATTTACTCTTATGGGTGGCGGATTGTTTCATCTGGCCTTTGGGGCGATATTAACAGGGAGTGCATTTGGGTTAAATAAGTAATCCACTATAATATAATGCAACCTTAGTATGTATAGCATTACTCTTTTTTAGCACCAAGAGTATATAAAGGAAGGTGTTTTTTGTCTTGTGTTCATCCTAGGAGGAATTATGGTCTTCACATTTTACTTTAACTAATGAAGAAGAGAAATATCCTCTTTTCAAGTTAGGAAATTTAAACTAGAGTTGATTTTTAATCATGCCGATATATAAAGTCAAAGGTGGATATAAATGGGGGAAGCGAGGACCAGTTCATAGAACCCGAAAAGCGGCGATGAGACAAGCTGCCGCCGCTTATGCCGCTGGGTATAAAAAGAAAAAAGGAAAGAAGAAAAATGCTTGAATATTTTAAGTGGGTCAAAGCCCATAAAAATGACCCAATTGTATATGGCCCTGTTTTAGGGATTGCTTTTTTAATAGTGGTTGTTCTTGGATATCTTTTCGTATAGTAGGGGGAGTTGATCATGCCAGATGGGATGGGAACGTATGGAACTAAGCGAGGTCGTCCAAAGAAAAAGAAACGTTCTAAAAAGAAAAGAAAATCTAGAAAAGGGAAACGGAAATAATGGCTGAAGAACCTTTACTTCCTCCTCTAGAAGCGGAACGACCAATCCGCACAGACGTTCCTTTAGAAGAAGATGAAATCTTTGCCGATGTTGAAATAGAACCATTAGGCACAGAAATAGAAACAGACATTCAGATCGATGTAGACACCCCTGATGAAAACGGAAACGTAGTTGTTTCCTTCGGTGAAGAAACTGACGAATCTTTCCAGTCCTCTGAAGATTTTTTTGAGAACCTAGCAGAACAGATGGATGAAAAAGAGCTGGGTGCGCTTGCTTCAGAAATGCTAGAAATGTATAGAGAAGATAAGGAAAGCCGATCAGAATGGGAAAAGACCTATAGTGATGGACTAGGCTTATTAGGAATGGATAATGATGAGAGAAGCCAACCTTTCCAGGGAGCTTCTGGTGTTTATCACCCCTTACTTTCTGAAGCAGTAGCCCAATTTCAGTCCTCCGCATATAAAGAACTATTACCTGCAGGAGGGCCAGTTAGTACTCGAGTCGTAGGGAAAGTAACACCGGAACGTGCTGAACAAGCTGATCGAGTCAAGGAATTTATGAACTATCAGATAACAGAGGTTATGCAAGAGTATGACCCTGAACTTGATCAAATGCTTTTTTACCTTCCTCTTTCGGGTTCTTCATTTAAAAAGGTTTACTATGATGAAAACCTGAATCGAGCGGTTTCTAAATTTATTTCTTCTGAGCACCTAGTTGTACCCTATGAAACAACGGATCTCAAATCAGCTACACGAATAACACACATTATTCAGATGAACACTAATGATGTTCGAAAACTTCAACAAAGTGGTTTTTATAGAGATGTTGAGTTAGTTCCTGGTCCTTTACCAGATACTCCCATTACAGAAAAAATAGATAGACTAGAAGGCGTCGAACAAACCCGTTATATGACGCCAGATGTTATGGCTATTTTAGAATGCCACGCTTTTCTAGATCTTGAGGGGTTTGAAGATTTAGATGAAGAAGGTGAAACAACTGGAATTCAGTTTCCTTATATCGTTACTTTTGAAGAAGAAACAAGTCAGATTTTATCTATTCGTCGTAACTGGGAAGAAGAAGATCCTTTAAAAGAAAGGAAACAATATTTTGTTCATTACAAATTTCTCCCAGGGTTAGGATTCTACGGTTTTGGTCTTATCCATATGATTGGGGGATTGTGTAAATCTGCTACAAGTTTACTTCGCCAGCTTATTGATGCGGGAACCTTGGCTAATTTACCTGCAGGATTTAAAGCGCGAGGACTGCGAGTTCGAAATGATGATCAACCATTACAGCCAGGAGAGTGGCGTGATGTTGATGCACCAGGAGGAGCGTTAAGAGATGCTCTTTTACCACTGCCCTATAAAGAACCGTCTAATACATTATTACAACTTTTAGGAGTGTTGGTAGATTCAGGACGACGATTTGCGGCAATAACTGAAATGCAAACAGGCGACATGACAGAAGCAATGCCTGTTGGTACAACTGTAGCATTACTTGAAAAAGGTATGCAAGTAATGTCCGCAATTCATAAAAGATTACACTATGCTCAGAAAATAGAGTTCCGGCTTTTAGCTATCACCTTTGCCGAGTACCTCCCTGAAGAATATCCATATGAAATAACTGGTGGGGAAAGGTTAGTTAAGGTTACAGACTTTAGTGATCAAATAGATATTCTACCTCATAGTGATCCTAATATATTTTCTATGGCACAACGTGTCATGATGGCACAAACACAATTACAACTTGCTACTTCTGCTCCTCAAATTCATGATTTACGAGAAGCCTATTTTAGAATGTATAAGGCGTTAGGAGTACAAAATATTGATGATATTCTACCTCTTTCTGAACCAGAAGATTCTAAAGATCCAGCTACAGAGAATGCAGACGCCTTGATTAATAAACCTTTGAAGGCATTTATTTTTCAAAATCATGAAGCACATATAGCGACACATATGGCTTTTATGCAGAATCCAATTTTTCAAAATAACCAGCAAGCAATGCTCGTATTACAAAGTCATATTCAGGAACACTTTGCAATGCACTATCGTCAACAGGTTGAGCAAATGATTGGTCGGCCCTTACCCGTAGAAGGTGAACAAGTACCACCAGAACTTGAGAATCAAATCGCTGTTGCTGCGGCTCAAGCTACTCAGGCTATTAGTGAACAGGCCCAGCAATTTGCACAACAACAGGGTGAGGGGGGGATAGACCCATTACTTCAGATTCGTATGAAAGAACTTGAACTAAAAGAACGGGATTTACAACGAAAAGAAGCAGAGTCTCAATCTCGTCTAGCCTTTGATATTAAAAAAGAACAAACGAGAACTGGTATAGAAGAAGTTAAATTAGAACAAGATGCAGCGCAAGCTGCTGCACGAATACGAGTTCAGGAACAAAAAATCGACGCCCCTTCAAAAATGTAAATTAAGGAGAATATAGTATGGCTAAAGAAAAAGTTATAAGTTCACCCCTTCCTCTTGAAGAGGTAGATGGAATGTTGGCTTTGAAACCTATCGAAGCATTAGGTAAGGTAGAAAATGCTAAAACTTTTACCCCTCCCCAACCTCAACCAAAAGGTAAATGTCGAGGTGGAGGTGCGGCAACAAAAGGATTGGTTTTTAGAGGAGTTCGTTAATGGATGCTCTTTGGCTTTGTAATCGTTTAGTAAAGGTTATTAAGAAAAGGGAAGACCAGATTGGTCAAGTTTTATTGAATAATGAATTGGCTGATATGGCTCAATATCGTAACCTGATGGGAGAAATTGCAGCATTAGGTATTGTTTCACAAGAAATTAAAGAAATTTTAGAGAAAGGAACAGAAGACGATGACTACGGCACTATACTTACCGGAACATTTGCAGAAGAAAAGACAGAACCAGAAGAGTCAAAAGCCTGACCCTGAAGCTGAATCAGAAAAACTTCCTAAACCTTCTGGTTGGCGTATTCTTATTATGCCATATAATCCTCCTAAAATAACGAAAGGAGGAATTGAGTTACCAGATGAAGCCCATGAACGTGAACGAATAGCTACTGTTGTTGGCCTTGTTATGGAAATTGGGCCGTTAGCTTATCAAGATACAAAAAAGTTTGGTTCTGGAAAAGATAAAGAATGGTGTAAAAAGGGTGATTGGGTAATCTTTGGACGCTATGCAGGTTCTCGTTTTAAAATTGAAGGAGGAGAGCTACGACTATTGAATGATGATGAAATTTTAGGTGTAATAGATGACCCTGAATATTTATTACATACATAACTCTTTACTTTTATTTTTTATGACAGTATTAATATTTTAACCACATGGAGCGAGATTCCCATGCCAAATACGAAAAAAGAAAAACTTGTTGATTTAGAAGAAGAAACTACCGAAGCAGTTGAAGTTCAACTTTCTAATGAAGGGGATACTACAGAAACTGTTGAAACTGTTGAAACTGTTGAAGTAGTTGAGTCTGAAGAGATTGAAGAAGAGTCAGAAGATCCGTCTTCCGATATTTATCCAACTGAAGAAGAATTAGCGGGTTTTGGTAAAAAAACTCGTAAACGAATAGATAAATTAACGGCTAAACTTCGAGAAGCAGAACGTAGAGAAGTAGCTGCTTTAGATTATGCTAACTCAGTAAAGAATCAAAATGAAACTTTACAAAGTCAGCAAGTTAAGTTAAATGAAAGTTATGGTCAGGAATATGCTGGTCGAGTTGAAACAAATTTGGCGTCTGCTAAACAAAAATATGTTACAGCATATGAAAATGGTGATCCGGAAGAGCTTGTTAATGCTACACAAGAACTTTCACGGCTTGCAGTTGAAAATGCAACTATTCAGAATGATATCCCAATTCTTCGACCTCAGCAACCTTTATTGCAAGCCACTCCTGCTTCGATGCCCCCTCCCGATCCAAGATCTTCAGCGTGGGCACAAAAAAATGAATGGTTTGGAGTGGATGAACCGATGACATACGCGGCTTTTGCCATTCATAAAAATCTTTTAGACCAAGGATTTAACCCTAATTCAGATGCCTATTATTCTGCTATAGATACTAGGCTTCATGAAGAGTTCCCTCATAAATTTTCTGAAAATGTA